ATTTAATACTTGTGAAGTAGCTGTAATGGTAGATCCACTATACTCACCATTATAAAATTCTTGTTGAGTAGAATCGATTACATTAAAAGTACCTCCAATTGTATCTAAAGATTGACTATAAGATTGAGTCAATTGAGTTACTAAAGTGCCTGAGGGTAATTCAGTTCCAATACTTTGCTCATATGGATTATTAGCTAAGTAGTTTAAGTTGTTAACCGAACCACCAGCTCCACCTTCGATTGAACCTACTTCAATAGAACCACTGTAGTAGTGGAATGAATGGGTTACTTGGGGTTGTGGATATCTATTTCTTTCAAGTAAGTGTTGTTTAATAACTACACCAGATTGTAGAGATGTTTTAGCAGGAACAAAGTCCTTAATCATCTTAAATAGTGAGTTATCAAAGTATTTGATTAAACGAATATAATCCCAAACATCATAATTATGAGTGTATTTTTGGAAATATTCATTTGCTAATCTGTATAAATCTTCGTAGCGAGTATCTGAGGAATCAAAGTAGCGGCGATCACCAATATATTGACCTAAATTGAAGTAGCCGATTTGCTCAATAATATCATCATTAATCTCGTTTTGAGGTGAAAATGCTACCTCTAATAAGTTAATGTTAGGAGTAAATGATTGAGATAAAGGTAATTGTTGCTCAATTGAACGATATTGAGATAATACTTGATCACTACCTGTTGGTAAAACTTGTTCACCAATTCTTACCTTATCAGTAATACGGTTTTTAATACCGGCTGCAGGTTGATCTAAGAAGATATATTCTGTTCCAGGTACAAATGTTGGAGTAGCACTAAATGTAAAATTGCTATCAGAAGCAAAGGATTGTGTTACTGTCCAAGAACCTGTAATCTTAGGATGTACTGATTCAAGTGAACCTGTGTTTAATTCTGAACCTAAAGGTGCTCTAAATGCTAATTCTAAAGGAGAAGTATTTAATAAATTACCTTCAGCTGAAAGTTGATTCATTACGTAATCATCAAATACTGATTCGCTTAGAGCTGTTTTATAGTATCTAACTTCCTGTAATGAACCTGAGAATATTGTTTGGCTACCACTTGCAAAGTAGCTAAGTGTTGAAGCACCCCAGTTAGGTTCTGTAGGAGCAGTTGAAGCAGATGCTTGGAAACCTAACATTGAAGCATCATCCCCAATATAAATTTTGTTTTTAGCAAAAAGCTCGTATCCAGCACTACTACTATTAACTAATACTGACCACCAACCTTCATCAAAGAATGGTAGATAAACACTAGCGCTATTAGCAGGTGTTGAGTAATCAGGATAGAAATTTAGGTATCCGTAAGTGTTATTAGGGTTGATTATTGAACCCGAATATGAACCTGAAAATGAACCTGAACCATCGTATAATAATTGCAATTCAACTCCACCATCAGTACTCCAAAGTGATTGTGAGAAATTAGCTGTGGGGATACCATCAGATTTAAATCTAAATTCTACGGCTCCGGGTTTGTTACTTGTAGCCCCCCAAGCAGAATTTAAAGCAAATGAACTTGAAAGGAATGTTGAACCTGAAGTATAGAATGAGTATCCAAATTTATTGTACCAGTAATCCCAGTCATTTGAATTATCTCTATCTTTACCCCCAAATTCACTAATACGTAAAATTGTATTAGGAATACCATAAGAAGCAATCAAAGCTTTGATACCTTGAATTGTACCTTTCTTATTTAAGAGGTATGGTAGGTTGTGGTATAAGCGTTTATATATCGATTTATTAACGTCGTCTAACGGGATAACATCAGAAGATGCCGTTACATATGAAGTAATAAGTTCTGAACCTGTAGACGGTAATAAACTGCCTGAAGGTGTAACACCCAAAAATGCTGAGTAAAGATTATCTGTACCAAATTGGTTTTGGTATAATTTTAAACCAAAATCTCTAATAGCTTGAGCAACAAGATCTTTTGAAATACCATAATTTAAACGGTTATCGGCATCAAACTTATTAGTAATATCTTTAACATAAATCCAAATACTATCAAAATGTTGACCCATCATCTCAATAAAGAGTTGATATGGCTCATTAGTAGGATTAGATCTAATAAATTCTGGGATGGTATTAGTTAATGCGTTTAAATTATCTCTATCATATAAAGAAGCAGTTAAAGCTAAACCTCCGTAATATGCTGAAAGTTCGTTACTACTTCCTAACCAGTTTAATACTTGGGATGATCCCGTTGAATATAAAGTATAGGGATATATTGAATTTGATTTAGGCCAAGTATATGAACTTGACTCAAAATAAAGATAATATTCATACCCATCAAAGTTTTTAACAATATTATCAATTTTATCTTGCCATAAAGCTTTACTTTCAGAAACGTAAAAGGATGATGAAGTAGAACCTGTAATTGAAAAATTAGTAGAAACTAATTCATTAGTATATTCTTCAATTAAAGATGCTTTTTGATAAAAATTTAATAATCTTTGTTCGGCTGAACTAAAATAAATAAAATTTGAGTAGTTTGTATAGTCTACACTAATTTCAATTCCTTTTTCATTTAACAGATTATTAATCTGTTGATATGAACTTGTTAAATTAGAAGCTATTAATTCAGAATAAGATTTTAATTCTGTTGAATTATTAATTTCTTCTTTAAGTTGGATATTAGTATTAGGACCTTTTAAAAAGGGAATATCTGCTTTTTTAGGTACTAAATCTTTAATTAGATTAGCACTATAAGCTGCTGGGTCTGCATTTTTGGTTACAATCCAACAAGTTGATTTTGTTGTAAATTGTGAGGGAAGAGGTTCGTATAATTTAATTAAAATATCATTTCCTTCTAAAAAGGCATTAACTGAGATTATTATTTTATTTTCTCCAAAGTTAAGATAAAATTCAATAAAATATTCATCAGTTTCTAATCCTGCTCTGAATTGAGTAAATTCTTCAGTAGTAAAGAGTACTGTATTACTGCTTAAACGAATTTCAGTTCTATCTGAAGAAATTTCTTTAATATAAAATCTATTATCCGAATTACTGTTTAGTTGGGGAGAAAAGAAATTATAAACTACTTCGTATTGGCCTACATTATACCCTTTTTTTAATAAGTCTTGTTCAGGATCTAAATTAATAGTTGAATATCCACCTAAATTAGTTAATGAAGGATCTTCAGTAACAGAGTATCCTGGGTAGTTGTAATCGCTAGATAATAGATTAGTATTAGCATCATATACAAAAAATTCCAATTGTCCCTGTTCAGGAGAAACTACAGAAGTTATCTCAAAATTGGGAACAATATCATAATCCGAAAATGTATAATCTTGGATTGCGAATTTGTCGGGATTAATTGGCGTAATTGTATTCATCTATTATATACCTTGTTGTAAATTACCGGGGTTAACCTTAATCTGGTTAGTGGTAGTGTTTGCTGTTTTGGGTTGAGCCGCGCTAATTTGTAAGTCAAATACTTGTTGTTGTAAATCCAAATTTTCTTGTCTAAGGGTTGAAATTTCTTCTAATAAAGCTTGAATTTCTTCGTTTACTTGATCAAAAGCAATATATTCACCACTTCGTTCTACTAAATATTGGTGAGAATTAGTTTCTCCTTCTTTAGGGATTTCAAAGAATAAATTTTCATATTCAACAAAAAAGTCTTCAACTGTAAAAGCAGGAACAGCTGATGCCGTAGGTGGTACCAACTGAGTAAAAGAAGTATCTACTGTTTTAAGGAAATCTTCTTTTTTAAAAACATTTTTATTTAAATTTATTCTTTCAGCCATTACCCGTTAACTACTTTAAAATAGTACTTATCATCGAAAACATATTCAGCACCAGCAATACTACTTGAAATCATAATTTTGTAGTATCTTTCAGGTTCTAAACCATTCATATACACATTAAAATAGTTTGATGTTGAATCAGCACTAATTTTCGTATATAGGGGATCGAAGTTAACAACAAATTCGTTCGTATCCAAGTCTTTTATAGCATAAGTTGAACCTTCTGGTAAGTAGTAATTGTTAATGTAAACAGAAGATGTTTGCCATATTCTTATCGGATATTCAGGGCGACAATAAATTCTAAATTTATTAGTGACACCTTGATAAAATTCACCTGGGTTTTCAGCAATTTCAACATAAGGTTGAGTTGCATCTAATACTGAGTATGAGCTTGTAGCCCACACAAAATCATCCCATCTAAATTCTAATACAGGAGGATAAATAGTAGCTGTGTCAACCGAGAAAAATTTTAATTCAGCTTGTGAATCTTTACTAGCTATAAATTCTTGAGATCCAGATTGTTTAATAAGGAATCCATAGTTTGGAACTGCTGAGCTTGTAGTGTTGACTCCTGTCCAATTGTATACCATTTCAGTTACATCTTGAACTACATCTTTTTCACTTCTATAGTTAAATGTTACTGATGAGGATAAAGCCCAACCATGAGCTGTAGATCCGTTTGTGGTTGAAGTATACCAAACACCCCCACCTGCTGCTACAGAAGCCGTAGCATATGAACCTGTATAAGTTCCATAACCATCTGAAAAAGGATCTCCTGCAGCTATCCATCTATTAGATGAACCTGAGGCCCCAGTAAAAATCCAGCTAGTACCATTAGTAGTAAGAGGTTGGTCTAAATAAAGACCAGTACCCATATCCCAGTTTTTAGCTGATAAGTGGATATCAAGGGTAGTATTTAATGCTAAACCCGTAGCTTTTGAAGAGTAAAGTCTCAAATATGCCTTCCAATCTGTACCAGCATTATCATTAATTAGATTTTCTACTACTTGACCAACTTCATCATTATTAAATTGGACAAGGAATCGAGATACTTGTGGGTTAGGGTCAGATGGTCCAAAGGCAGTTGTAGTAGCCTCAATTTGAGAATCTAACCCGGTATTCATTAAGGGTAATAATGAATATAAAGTAGCATCTTTTTCGGGAAATAATTTAAATACTGCCATTTTATCTATAAAAATCTTTTAATCTATTATCTAACCCCATACCTGTAAAACTATCAGCATAGGTGTTAGTTGGAGTAAATCTATGGGTTACTGAGGAAACAACATTACTTCCTATTTTAGAAGTATATGTTTCTTGATGAGGATCATTATTTTCAACATCAAAATCATTGCCATATCCTCTTGAGGAATATTTTTTATTAAATGAATTTGTTACTAAATTTGAATTTTCAAACCCATAGGAATCTATATATTCTTCATAAGTACTAGAGGGAACATAAACTTGTTGGTGCCCGTATTGGATAACATTAGTAGGATCATTATTTTCAAGATCCAAATTATCGGGACCATCAAATCCATCAGATCTTAGTCTTCCACCTTGTCTTTGACCTAAACTGTTATCAGTATATCTATCATTAGGGGTCCATTGTTGTTGGTGCCCATATTGAGGAGCATTTGCGGGACCATTATTTTCAAGGTCTAAATTATTAGGCCCATCGAATCCATCATATTGTAAAACACCACCTTGAACTTGACCTTGGGGTGTATTTGAATACCCATTAGTAGGTGTGTAATTTTGCTGGTGTCCGTATTGGGGTAAATTTGTAGGACCATTATTTTCAAGGTCTAAATTATTAGGTCCATTAAACCCATCATATTGCAAAGTTCCCCCTTGGAGTTGACCTTGGGGGGTGTTTGTATACCCATTAGTAGGTGTATAATTTTGTTGATGTCCATATTGGGGTAAACTTGTAGGACCGTTGTTTTCAAGGTCAAAATTACTAGGCCCATTAAACCCATCATATTGTAAAACACCACCTTGAACTTGGCCTTGAGAAGTATTTACATATTCGTTAGTAGGTGTATAGTTTTGTTGATGTCCATATTGAGAGACATTAATAGGACCACTATCCTCCAAATCCAAATTGGTATATGGAAAGCTATTTGCTAAATTTACTAATGGATTTATAATGGGCATAATATTCTATTTATTATAAATATTTTTTTTAATAAGATACTACACGTCCTTTAATATCTTGGTTAGGATACTTTAATTCAAAAATAGAAGGATCAATTGAAGGGTAAATTACGCCATTAATAGTAGCACCTTCAATGTCATATCCAAAAGCTGAGTATCCATCAGATGTTCCAGCTTTATTAGTAATTGTAATGTTTTTAACTGATTGTACTCCTCTAACTTGATCTAAAAGAACATAAATATCTCTTAAGATAATAGGTTGATTAATCTGCCAATTGTCAATATTAAAAAAGTTTTTAATAGCTGAAAGGCATTGGAGTACTACTTCACTACTATTGTAATTTGGTAGAACAATTATATCAAAATCAACAGCAATATTAACTACATAAGCGTTTTTAATATCTACGGCATCCCCAATAGTTCTATATTGAGATAAATAAGTTTTAAGATTATTTTTAAGTGCTGTTGATGGAGTCTTTAGTGTCTTTTGATTATCAAAAGCTAAACAATATAAATCTACAGATGCAATCATTTCTGAATTTGATGCTTCTGAAGCTAATCTTTGGGTTAAAAATACTTTAGCTAATGAACCATATTTAGAAGGCATACTTAATGCTCTAACAATATAATCTTGTTCAGTTACTGTTCTTAATTGACTAGCAAATTGAGCCATTGAGTTTTGGCGAATTTCTTCAGTAGTGTCACCACTACCTCCCCCTGAGGCTGCTTCTAAGTTGTTAATTGCTATATTATCAAAAATATCTTGAGCAGTAGCAGGATCTAAATTAACATTATTAAATGTTGGTAATGTAAGAAGAGTAGTAATTGTGTTACTTTGAACGTTAGCTCCAACACCCCCACCAGTTAAATATCGGATAGTTAAAGAAGTGTTTGAAGGAGCAATACCATAGCTATCTGTGAAGATAAAGTTTGTTGGGGAGAATGCTGTTGTTAGTTTATCTTTTTCAAAAGGTAAACCCATACCAACATTGTCAGGATTTGGAACAATAGTTTCATCATTATTAGCTACAACCCCTGAACCAAATTGGAGTTGTACTCCATTAGTACCTGAAAGTCTAGTAACAAATCTTCTATCGGCTTGTTTTAATTTAAGTAAATATGGGGTATCAGAACTATCTGAAGAAAAATTTGGGTCATTTATATTAGTATTTTTAATAGAATCAAATACTGCGTCTTGGGCCAAATAATCTACCTCATACCATTCATTTCCTTGGGAATCAAATACATCTAAAACTCCTAAGAAATTATTAACAGAAAGATCAATTGTTGTAAATGGTTCAGGAATGCTACCAAATGTTGAAGTTGTTGTGCCAACAGTTGCTGAGATAGCTTTTCGGGTTTTACTAAGAAGATATTTAGTAGGTTGTCCTGTAGTAGCGTCTATTTGATAGACTCTAACTTGGGTTGGGTCTAATGAGCTTGAAAATGAAAAATCTACTTCATCTCCTACTAAAAACTGAACCGAAGTTCCTCCTTTAGATTGAATTCTAGTATTAGCAGGGTATTTTAATGTGTAAGAAAAATCTGGGATAGTAACACTACTTGAAACTGTAGCTGGAACTTGTTGATAAAATGTAATATCAACAGTAGCAGCTGAAGATACTTTAGGTTTATACCCTAACATGTAAGCTAAACTATATAAATTTTGAGTTTGCCTAGCATATTGTAAGAAATTCTCTTGAACTTGATTATCTAAATAAAATGAAAGAACATCACCAACATAAGATGCCATTTCAATAAACATAGTCCCTGGTGAAGAGGGACTAAAGTCCGTTGCAGTGTTAGGATAATAAGTTCTTGCAAAGTCAATTAACTGTTGTTTAAACGATGCAAAATCCTTATTTAAATATGATATATTTTTATTTTCAGCCATTACGCGAATGTTAAGTTAAGTTGGTCTTGAATCCCAAAAGGATTAATACTATATTTTATTATTACTGTGACAGTATTAAATTCTTCACTTGTAGTTAATTGTAAATCTTGTAAAGATACTGCAGGGAAATTGGTTTCTATTTCAGATTGGACTCTATCTAACAGTAAATCATTACTAGAATCGTTAAGTTGTTCAAATACAAATTCTCGTAAATTAGCTCCAAAATTGGGTTGCATTGGCCTTTCACCTTTATTAGTCAAAAAGTAATTAATCAAATTTGACTTAATTTGGTCTTGAGTAGAATAATTTGCGTTAAAAACAGCATCACCCCCTCCTGTAAAATTGATAGAAACCCCAACAGCCGTATTAGGTTGGAGATCTACTGGGAATTGGTTTGCTATTTGTTGTGCCATTATTTACTGTTTAAAAGTCCCATAATTTGGTCCATACTAACATTTCCTTCAGGAAGTGAACCATTTGCCATATCTATTGAACCTTGAGGTCTAAATGTTTGGGCATCTTGTGAAGTAAAACTTAAAGCAGTTTCTTTCATTACATCCATATATGCTTTTTTAGCATCAATTGGTGGTTTTGATGAGAGTTGTGGGGTGGGTATAGCAATGTTTTCTGTAACCACCTGTTTAGGGGAACGAACAGCTTCAAGAAGAATATCTTTTAATTCTTCCTGGATGGCAGATCTAACTTCCTCTCTAATTATTTTTCTTAATTCTGTTAATTTCATGCTATCTTTTAATTATAAATATGAGTTAAATATGAGTTTTTATTGTTTTATCCATCTATCTTGCGCAGCATTCCATACATAAACTTCAAAAACCTGATTGTTTGAATAGGTTCTAGTTTCCCCATTCGCATCTCCGGCGAAACCAAATGGGATATAATCCTCATTAGTTGTTGTTGTAGTTGTAGTACCTCCAGTATTAGTTGTGTTGCTTGGGGGAATTAAAGCCCCTAAAAGAGCAGCTGATGGGGGAGCACTTATAGAAATCATTGCTCCTTCTTTCCAACCATCATTCCAAGCATCGTATTGATTTTTGTTGGTTGGGGCGTATGGGTTTTGAGATTGAGGTTTATTACCTGTTCCTGCCTTTTTACCCAAATTGTATGCTTCTTTTCTACGTTGTTCTTGAGCAGCTAAAGCTTTTTGTCTTGCTTCTTCAGCTCTACGTTGTGCTTCTAAACGAGCAGCTTCAGCAGCTGCGGCTTCGTCTGCAGCTTTAAGTGCTAATCTATCAAGTTTATCAATTTCAAATTTAACACCATCTAACAATACTTGAGTTGAAGCACTGTAAGACCAGGGTCCTACAATTTTTTCTCCTTCAGCATTTGTTCCAATTGCTCGTCTTTCAGGGAATGAGAATTTATTACCAGAATTGGTGTCTAAAATAATAGTATAGCCCTTATAAACGTAGGGGTTTGTTGAATTAGGGGATAATCTGTCTTCTAAAGATTCGCCGGGTTTAGTACCGTCTCCTGTAGTTGATGAAGATTTTAAATCAATTCCTAAACTAGTAAAATATGCTTCTTTTTCCTCATCAGTCATACCTGCTGTTTGTTCTACCAAACATTTAGCAAGTAAACCATCTAATTGTGAGAGTTTATCTTGAATAGCAGCAATACTATCCACCATTACTTTAGTAGCAGGAGCAATTTGACCTACTGTTACTTTTCCAGTTTTAATTAAATCGGCAAGTTTAATCAATGTTGAGGTAAACCCATTAATCACATTTAAAGGAATACCTACACCTGGAGGAACTGAAGTTGGAACTGGGAGTGCTTTGATGACTTTAACAGCTATATCGGCCCCAGTTAAGATAGTATCTAGTGTTGATGATGTGTCTGATAAAGTTGTTAATCCTTTTTGAACTTGAGATAAAGCTTGAGACATTTGATTCTTTTTAGCTAGAATCTTATCTAATTCAGGTTTTGAAGGACAACTTTTTTGAAGTTGAGCAATTAAGGGATCAACAGCTAAATCAAAATTTACAATAGATTTAGCAGCACTACTTACTATGGGTGTTATGATAGCTTCTAATCCCATTAGATTGTTTTATTTTGTTTTGAAAGTAAAGACTTAAGTTGATTTTTATAAGAATTTAACTTAATAGCTGATTGAGTAGCTGTGTTAATAGTTCCGGGGTCAGGTGCAGCTCCTCCAATAATAGGTTTACCTGCTAACTGAGCAAGTGCTTTGGAAACTTTAGCATTTTCATCTAAAATTTTAGATAATAATTGAATTGTTTTATCTCCTAACATTAAAGATTCAGTAGCATCTTTGGACCCCAATTTAATACTATCTGCGCCTACAATATGTTCTTTAGTGTCTATATTAACGCTATCTACGGCATTCAGTGAAACCGATTTAGCTGAAGAAAGCATTATATGATCCGTTTTACTATTAATTACAACGCGATCTGAATTAATTATGATTTGAGAACCTGCGTATTGGTTTGGTGTATCTGGGGGTGAAGAATATGAATTATAGATTGAACTTGCGGCCTCTAATGGAATTTGTTGGGTAGAACCCATCCAAATAGAAGAAATATCTTTATTAATATCTTCTATTACAGGAATCCAACCTTCATCTCCATTATCAGGATCTTCACCATTTCTTATAATAGTAATAGGATCACCATTTTCGCCAGTTTGAGACCAGTTTGTTTTACCATTTACAGTAGAACCAAAACGAATTGAATTTCCCCATCTACCTTCATAGATAATATCACCTTCAAAAGGTAAAAGTGGATTTACATTTAATTTTTCAATAAAAGTTTGACCTAATGGAGGTTCGGGTTCTGTACTACCATCTGTTACTCTTCTAATATTAGGGGAAGGATAATCACTAGTTTGGGCATCATTTAAAGCTAACATATTAGGTAAAGCATTATGATGCTGGCTGTTCCAAACATTTAATGGAGGGAAATAATATTCTAAAAGTGAGGGGGTACCGGTTTGAGAAGCGGGGTCAGGAAGACTTACTATATAAACTATCTCATTAATAAGAGGATAATTTTTTAAATTTGCAAATATAGGTTTTGCAATGTTTCCTGAGTTTTCTAGGTTTGATGTTAAAGGAGCTTCTGTAGCTTGGTAGAATATAGTTCCAATACCATTCCATTCCCCTACTTCTTTAAATTGGGGGTGGGTATCATCTAACACAATACCAGTTACTCTAACAGGCACAATTTCGGGGGCAACTGTAATCCCTCCTCCTGAATTGTTTCTGATAGCATTACCTATGGCTCCTAAACCGTACATCATTATTTTTTCTTATCGTGCATTTTGTTAATTTCAGCAAGCAGTTGTTCTTTTTCTTCTTCTGAAATGCCAAATGATTCGTCACCAACGGCTTCAGCTTGTAAAGCACGTTGGACTAAAGTAGCCATTTTAATAAGTAAGTCATCATTTTTAACCCCGATATCCATATATTCTTTGATAAGGGGAACAATGAGAGTAGCATCCCCAATATCTGAGATAAGGGGTTTTAATTCTGAAATGAGTGCTGAGATTTGGTTTTCTTTTTTCTTTTGGTTGTTGTAAATTTCTTCCAAAAGATCCGAGAATTTTTTCTTACCAAATACAAGTTTATCTAATTGAGACATAATACATACGTTTAGTTCCGATATAAATATTAAAACTAAAAGCTTGTATATCCGTGTTCAAGATAAAATACATATCCTTCCTTAAAGATATCGTATAAACGATTTGCTATTTTGGTAATTTTAGGGGTCTTTACATCAATGATTTCACGGATATAGATATAAAGTGCTTTTTTATTGAAAATTTCAATGTTTTCTCTTTTTCTAAACAATTCTAAAATAGCATCGGCAACGGCAGCATCTTCACCTTTTGGAAATAATCTATAGATATTTTCGGTACAATAAATTACATACTGATCGATATAATCTGAAAGTGGGTCTGAATATTTGTGATCTTCAATATTATAAGAGAATGTATCGTCTTCTTCTAATGTCTCAAATGGTGCTTTTTCAACACGCTTTTTATAGTTTTTTTGGTTTGAGATGATTAGATAACGTTTAGCAATAGTTCCAAAATAAGAATATGCTTTAGCACCTTTTGAAGGATCAAATAAATGAATTTTAGCAAGAAGGAATGTAATTACCTCATGTTGCAAATGTTCAATCTCATCCACCTCAGTATAATAAAATTTAAAGGTGTGGATAATGTTTTCTGTTAATTTAAAAAAGGCATAATGAATTTCACGTTCATATATTTTAGAACGTAAGGAAGGATCCTCAGTATTGTTATATCTAACAATTGCGTCTTCTGTGTCCTGGGTGAAGTAATTATTGGATGTTTTCTTTTTAACCACAAGCATATATTTAGAGCTTTCTTACTCTAAACTCATTTAAAATAGATTGGATTTCTTTAACTTGACCAAAAAACCAACCAATTTCATCATCGGATTTAAAATAACCCTTAGCATCAATTTCTTTTAAACGCTTGTCGGATTCCTCGATAACGACATCCAAATTAGTAAGATATTTCATATATTCTAAAAGAATATCTTCTTGTTTTTCATTCTTGCGTAAAAGGTTAAAAGTCGCAAACGCGAACGCTGCGACTAAAACTGATAAGATTGAGATTACTATTGTTACAATCATAAGTTATCTAACATATTTTTTAAACCCTCACTTTTAAGTGAATTTAAAGCTTTTGTTTTTGCTGTTGAAGGGTTTTCCTTCTTAGCACTAGAACCCAATGTAAAATTCCCTTTTTTAACCTCCAAGCTATTCTTACCTGCTTGTAAACTAGGTAACCATTCACGCTCAAATTCAATACGAGCTGCCATCAAATCGGCCTGATGTATAATGAATGGGAGAGCAGTACGTGGTTTTTGTTCGGGCATATAAGTCATTAAATATTTCTTATTTGCATCATCATATAAACCATCGTGAGTCTGGATAGCAACCATTTCATTGAATGAATATTTTACATCATGTGCCTGGAGTAAATATAAACCACGATCGGGAACAGAAGCAAATGGAACTTTGGTATTGAACATATAATCTTCTCCCAATTTTTCCTTTCTCCAATTATCAGTCTGGGGGATATATGAATCATTTTCTTCATCACCCATTTTACCCAGGTCATGATTTAGAGCAGAGAATACAAGTTCCTCTTTGGTAAATGTATCTAAATTAGCCCCCATTTCACCCCATAATTTATGGAGTTGTAAAGCACAAGTTACAACACGATTAACATGCTCAACATATCCTCCAGGAAAAGCATTATGATATTCTTTCTTGTGAGCGGCAGGCATAAGCATAATACGATCTTGATATTTTTCGTAAAATGCTTTAAGTGTGGTTTTGCGAGGTTCAGAGATGTGATCATCAATAAAACCCATAAAATCAATCCAATTTCCTTGGATTTGTTCTGCTGTTAATTGCATATAACCTTTTATTTAAATTTAAAATTTGTTGATTTCTCCGGCAGTGCGTTCTTCGCGTTCAATGTAATCTTGGATTTCTTGAATAAGCTCTTTCGCTTCATCAATAGTTTTCATAAATTCGCTAACGGGTTGTTGACGTTGAACGATTGTTTCTAAGTTTTTAAGTTTGGAATCAAGAATATTTGCTTTATCCAAAACGATGTTTCTATATCTCATATTGTTATTTATTTATATATGTTTATACATATCGACGAATCCGGGTTCCTTATCCCCCTCATTCATCCCATATCTTTCATTCCTATTTCCTTATTTCCCTTTTCCCGTATCCCAAATATAATATGGGAAGGATTTACCTCCAAGCTTAGTTGCAAAAGAATTCACAAACGTCACAAAACTTTTTTAGGTGAGCACATTTTTCATATTCTTCGGTTTCCTGGAAGAAATGTATTGCTAATTTAAAAGATGTAACTAATTCTTCACTAGCTCCTTTTTTAACAGATTCAAAAGTTTCGAGGTCTTTAACGTCAAGATCCTTTATATATTCCCATGCTCTAGTGTATATAATGAATTCTCCCGCGTTTTTCACGTCGTCTATGTCGAGTTCATCTGAAACGCGTGATAACATGTTTATGATGCTTTTATTAAAATTTATATGGTTGAGGATTAATTTTTTAAATATGCCTAACTTGAAAGCCGGAGTATCCTTTAGAGCAAGCAATTGCTCAGCAATCTCAGCCTTTTCTTTTATTGAAGGTTCTTGATCTGCCTGATTAAACAGATTGAATATTTTCTCGGGATCTATCATTTTCGTTTTGACTTCCTACTAATTGCTTATAAATACGATAAGCTGCTTCAGATCTTTCTAGGTCAGGATTCTCATCTAACAGTGAAGAGGTTTTGGCTTGCCATTCATCAAATATTCCTCGATTGTAGGCTTTCCAACCTACTTCTTCGTAAAACTCTTCATTAGACGGCATAATATATAGATTTAAGGGGTTCCTAACGTGTTAATAAATATTAATATTCACTCTGTAGTCCACCATCAGTTACTCTTCTGGTATTTACTACTCTATTAATGTTAATTTCATTGCGAAGTTCACGTACTTCATCCTCAATTCGACGATGAACCTGAGCAATATCATCTTGAATAGACTTTTTGGTTTGCTCAATAGTGTTGTGATTATGATCAAATTCTCGATCAACTGTAAAAGCATATTTATCGACTCGAGAATCGACAATTGCTCTTACATCACTTTCTGTAATATCATTTGATACTATAGAATTAGTTAGGGTTTCTAGGGTTTTAATTTGTTTGGATTGTTTAGACACTTTTAACAGCAACCACCCCATAACAAAAGGAACGATTACTGAAAGAGCACCTACGAAAAAATAAATTGTTTCCATAATTTTAAATTGGTTTTAAGTGTTAGGAAACCCCTAAAATCTATTTAATGTAAATATAGAAAGAAAAAGGGACGTAGCCAAGCTACCTCCCTAATTTTTCTTGCCTACTTTAGCTCCACCCGATTTTTTACAAGAATGGGAAACTTGGACTCCGACGGGGTCACCACCTTATTTTAACAAACAAGGAAATTTTGAGCTGCCTATAGGAATCGAACCTACAACCTATTGATTACAAATCAATTGCTCTACCTGTTGAGCTAAGGCAGCACTCAGGCTAGACTCAGTATTATTCAGCTGAAGCTTCTTCACCTTCTACTACTACTTCATCTTCCAAGTCAGTTGTAGTTTCGACAGTAGTTGAGTCAACGACTACTTCTTCAACAACAACCTCTTCTTGAGCAGTAGTATTGCAAGCTACAGCAGCGGCTGCGATTGCGAACATTGCAAACATTTTTTTCATTTGAAAAGAACTTGTTTTAATTGTTAAACATAGGATAAATATACTAATCTTTCTTTACGTTTCCAAGTGCTTTGTCAATTCGGGAATCAACTTTGCGAGAAACTTCTTGAATAGATTTTGTGGTCATCTCTTTAATAGAGTAAATTATTTGATTCTGGTTTTCAACTTGTTTAGCTAAATTCTTAATCATTTCACGAGTCCGTCTAAACTCGAGAAACAACAAAATTAACCCTAACAACATACCCCCCAAAATAAACATAGTTACTGGGTGAGGAAGAACTGTAACTGTTACTTCATTCATATTAATTAAATTTAGCGGAAGGTGTAGGATTCGAACCTACGGAACCTCTCGGTTCAACGGTTTTCAAGACCGCCGCGATCGACCACTCTGCCAACCTTCCATACCACATTTAAGTTGTGGTTAACTTGTTAACGGTGTAGGGATCGAACCTACATTTCTTGGGTCGGGGCCAAGCGTCCTGCCGTTAGACGAACCGTCAATTTTAGCTTATTTCTAAGCACGGCAATATGATATTTCTATCTGGCGATTAGAACCCGACGTCCTATCGTT